AACCTAGCCTTGTGCTTCCGTCACATCGATAGACACGGTTAGCTGGTCAGGCTTAGAGACATCAAGAATATCTCTCGCTTGTTTCGCATCGATACCTTCTTCAAGAGACTTGGCAAGTTGGTCTTTGGTCTGGTTGACAAGAGCATCTTCTGGGTAGAAGAACTTGTGCAAATTCAACGCTCTGAAGAATGTGTAGTACACAGTCTGAGAAACGGTGAAGATAGTAACGAAGTTATCCGCCGTAGACAGTGCTGAGAGCTTACCCTCGTTGTACGCCATGAGTGTGGCAGCGATAACAGACAGAGCCGCAGCCAAACCAAACTTGTAGTAACTCGGCCAAGACACCCGCTGCAACCATAGCACTACCATAGGGATAATAGTACCTGTAATTAATGTCAAAATAAACTGAACTGTGTTAGTTTCTGCGCTCATTTAATAACCTCTCTAGTGTTCCGCTTAGTTCTCGTAAGCGATTTTCTAAGTATTCTATGCGCCCTTCTAATTGGGATTTTTGAGACTCTAGGGAAGTAACCTTTAAAAGCAATTCATTCTGTTTCTGTATTTCTATTTGGTTAACCCTAATCAGGTCTACATTTCTCTCTCGTAAGCTTCTGTTTTCTTCCTCAAGAGCCTCAATTCTCGTAGAATGGACGTTTACCAATTGAAGCAAATCCTCTCGAAATTGCTTCTCCGCTGTCTGCTTTGTGTTCTTTAAAGCTACAAATGAGCCAACGAAACCAGTTATCAGCCCGCCAATAACACTGTAGAAGTCTGTAATATCCGGCTGATTCGACATGTTACTCCACGCTTTTTAAATTTTTTAGCAACGGTTCATATATGTACCCGATACAATTAACATAGCGCCAGCGGTTGTTGCCTTCAATTTCTTCCCCAAATACGATGTCACCATTAAATGAAAACACTGTAGCATTCATATCAATCGTGTAAAGTATCTTTGCTTGCTTTGTTGGCTGTTGACGAACGTTTAATCGTGTCGTTGCAGCATATATTGAATATGGTCGGTGAAAGTTTTTCTTCCAGTACGTAAACCCATCGTCAGTAACCCCAGATGGGTCTATCTTTCTACCGGGAGGTGTAGCAATCTGTCTGTGTGTAACTTTTTCTAGCTCATAGTATTTGCGAGCTAACTCCGTGATTGCATCCCACATTTCACCTGTCCACATGCCTTCGGATGGGCTGTAGTGAACCTCAACTCCGATGGCATGTGGATTACCATATTTTGTCATATCCACAGTTTTACCTGTATGCCAGGCCATAAACTTCTCAGGGTCTAGAATCTGCACAATAGTACCAGTTTTGCTCACAATGTAGTGAGCACTGACATCTGGAGAATTGATGAGGTAGTTAAGCTCAGCATTAAATGAACTGCCGGCTTTACCGTTTGTTGTATGAATTACTAGACTGTTGTACATCAACGACGGGTTCCGGTTGCTGTAGCCCGTCCCCGACGGGAGTTTGTTGTTCTTCTGGTACTCTGGTTTGATTGTTATCATTTGTTGGTGTCACCTCTACATCGGGAGTTTCTGTGTCAATTTTTTCCTGCTCATCCTCGTAGGTAGACCCGTAGAGCTGGGCAATTGTATCCTTGGAAATAGCACCAATTTGCTGAGCTTGGATAGCAAGCTGCGTCAGTGATGTTACGTCCTGGAGCGCAATCGGACTGAAGAACGGCTTCGGATACCAGGAAAACCCATTAAGCGTAGCCAGCTCTTTATAAAGCCCCTCAATCCAAAGAAGAATAGCATCCCGTAGGTCATTCAGAGTAGAAATAGGACCAAGGCTCGCTACCTTACTATCGGATGAATTACTCCGGAGCGTCTCACCGACAGCCAAGATACGTGGAAAACCAAGTGCCAAGAATATATCAGCATTCGGTTCCATATACTTCGCTTCGTTTAGAAGAGCATCCAGAGGAGGCATTGTCCAATTGATTTCGATTGTGTGGTTTGTAAACAGGTTAAACACCCGGTCACCAGTAACTGCCGCATTAGCCAAAACATTCTCTGTAGCCTTTAGGTCATCATCAGTAGCTGGGAATTTATCCGAGCCCACCTTAACATGACGAAGCAACTCAGAAGCTCTTGCCGCAATGCTTCTATCCATGAGTTTCAAATAGTATTTATGCTGCAATGCGAACAAAGCATTTTGTAAGAACGGTTTCGGATAGGCATCATACGACTTTAGTTTGCGGTAGATAGGTCTGGCATTTGGTAATGGGAACAGCCGCTGCCCGCTCAGAACTGAGCGAACAAACGCAGGGTATTCACGAACCAGCTGCTGATAACCTTCCTTATCGACAGTACCATCTTTACGATTACCCTTGGTAAGGATAAAGTCAATTTCTTCTTGAGGAATCTTCACAAATACTGCCCGGTCAGTTCCGATTGGCTTCCGGCGGAGTTCAATAAACTCTTCGTCACGTACCCAAAATTCATTGGGAAATTGAACTCGTTTTCTTCCCAGAGTTTTATCGTACTTGTTACCCATAACAGTTGTATAGGTAACCTCTGGAACAACCATACCATGAAGAAAATAGTCAAGTGCCATAATTTTCAGATAGGGTTGGAGAAACTCCGCAACCGCATTAAAGAACTCAACACCATCTTCAGGGTTATCCCGGTCTTTACGGTTACGTAGTCTTGTCATAGACATATCGACCATGCGGTCAATAACAGTACCGACGATTGTATCGTTATCATAAAAATAGCGGCAGAACCGAATAATCTCATGGTACGTGTATTTCTTGGAGTTGTCAAATGGCAACATCCCAGGGTCATAATAACCAGCGATATACTGGTTATTTACATAGAACGGAGACGGTGCATATGATGCCACAGTCTTCGCTAACTTATTTTCTTCCATATTACCTCGTTGTTATATTTCCGGTAGCAATGCCTAGGCGTATTTGAGGAGCGGCGTTACTTACTTTACCACGCAGTGCGTAAATAAAACAAAGGTAACTTGCAAAAATGTGGTCATCATCCGATGCTCCATTTCCTCTTTCACCCATAATGTAGTAGTGGTCGTTACCAGTAACTCTCTTCTGCCGAGTTAATCTTTCTAACTGACTCACACCCTCGACATCGATTTCAGAGAAAATTATTCGTCCTTCTGAAACCAAGCGTGCAATCTCTTTTGAGCCCCAGGACCGAAAAACTTCAGTAAGTTCTGTATCGTCATCTGTTCTCCCAACTGGCACACGCTCATTGAAAAGAACACTGACAACTCTATCAACATAGTTAACACTCGCATAATCTTCCCTCGAAGTAAGTGACTGGAAAATACCAGCACCGCCGCCACCAGCGCCAACGTCAATAGCGATTCTACCTGGATTGTAGAACTTCGTCAAATAGTGGATAATACGTTCTTGCTCAGGATAGTCAATTTTGGTTAATCGGTATCGTACAAACGTTCGATATGTTTCATCTTTTATCCCAATTACTTGAATAATCGTTGGGTCAGTAAACCCGGTGTCTATTGAGAATATAATAGCATCTTGCCCTTTGACTGGGTGCAGCTTAAGAACATCTTCAAACTTTTTACCCTTCAGTTTATCATTGTTTGAGAACCGATAGCTATAGAAGTCAAAAGCTTCTGTAACAAAGGCATCTCTCGGGATAACTTGAAATGATGCTGAGCCATGCCTGCCAAGAACAAGCTGCTGGAAAATATCTTCTTCAATACCGCCATATTTACGTAAACTGTCATTCCAGTCATCTAATGTAAAGTATGGGTTGTTTGGAGATGGAATTCTATATTTTTTATACTTTGGTCTACGAATATCTAAGTCATAAAGTGTACTGTTACGAAGTCCATTAGGAACGCCGCAATATATTTCTTGAACTTTCTGCTCCCACGTATTTAGAGTAGGTTGCAATTGGTTAAAAGCAGTCATTGGGAACAACTGCATTTCGTCGCCAGCAATCTTCGGAATGTGCAAACCGACGAGGTTATTACTTTCCCGAGAGCCTGCGATACGAGCATAGAACCGGTGATTGCGGTCTCCAAATTTAAAGTCTAGCGTACCTTTTGAACGATTAACATTATTATTGAGAAACTCTTTTAAGAGTACTGAATTATTAAACTTAAGAATAATGCGGTCTAGCAGCGGTGTCAGCTGGCTTGTATTTGGCGTAACTAGGAGCTGTTCCGATGTTTTCGGGAACTCGATGTCATTATTAACAATCTGATATGTCAATAAGTCTTCGATAATAACCGAGTTATGCACCACAATGTAATCACTAATATACGTTTCATCTGTGTAGACAGAGACTGCGTAAGTAGGGCTGTTGTAGTTGCGTGTGGTTTTCTTGGTAATAGGCTCCCACCGAACAAGCGGCAGGTCATCATCTTCCTCTGAGTTAATCGTAACCTTAACCCCTGGTAGCTTAAATGATTTCCAGAAGCGAGTTGCATTCGGCTTATCAAGCGTTTCAAGTCTCCACATGGAGTCATCGATGCTATAGTCATGCTTCTCGTCTTTCTTCGTGCCTAACGGCGTAAGCGTTGTGCTCACTCCGAAGTATAGAAGAAGCTCTTGAAAGTCTTCTGCGTAGGTTTTATTGAATACGTCTAGCGTAACTTTATCTCTCGTTAGGTTGCCATACTGGGAAAATACTGCCTCTAAGAAAACTGAAATATTATCAAGTTTTTCCCGCTTCAGCCAGTCAAGGCGAGGGTTTCTTCGGTTTCTTGGGCCAAAGACCCCAGTCTCTCTCCATAGCTGTAGAAGATAGTGTCTTGTCTGTCCTGTCTTAATTCGCTCCAGGTAATACTTACCATCTTCTTTCGTGATAACCAAAAACATGTTTTTAGCTATATACTCAAGCTCTTCGGCAACCTGGTTAAACCGTGGTTTAATACCCATCTGACCGGTCAGGCGAAGATTGTTTAGTGCGTCATATCCCATCAAGCGAAGCTCGAACCAAGAAAACGCATTCTCAACACAATGCTCTGTAGGGAGAATATTTGCCACCGCAATTAAATCACCAATCTTTAAATCGCCTGCTACGAGAAACCCGTTGGGAGTTAGTATTGGGTGATTATAGGTACACTCGACTGAATGCCCTGACTGTGTAAAGTAGCGGTGAACTTTAGTCCATTTATCTTTAGTAATAACAGCTCGGCGCTGCTTATACTCACCATCAGTAGTGTAGGCGTAGGTTAAGAAACTTCTACCCTTGCGTTTAAGCAATTCTGTAATTGTTTTAAAACCGTCGGTTGTATAGATGCGAGCAGTTGTTGCCTGACACTTACCAATAGAACGTCCGCCTGTAATAACTATGTGCTTACTCTGGTCAGTCAGAATTTCTTTCTGATACGGACGATGTTTAAATTCGTCTACCGGCCAGTTATTCTTATTCATATCACCATTGTTTGTCGAGCGAAGAAATTCGGAAAACCACACAGGGTCTTCAAGGAGTTCTAGCAGGGCAAACTCGGAATCATCAAGTTTCTTCTGTAGTGCCATTGCCATCCTCTAAAATAAACATTTCTTCTTCACTCTCAATCTCTGG